CTGAGATTTACCAATTATAGCATCAGGTTGTTGAGGTAAGCCAGGAAATCCATCTGATGTATCTTTTGGATAACCACCATCAATTCCACCATCTTCTAAATTACCACCATTATCTCCATCTGTTATTCTGTAATATTTATTATCTATGTAGATGTAGTATCTTAAAGTTCCACTTTCAGAATCGGATTTGTGTTTATAGAACCAAGCCATTTTTAAATCATTATCAATACATTTTTGATTCAATCCACCATCAATATCTCTTAAAAAGTAAAGTAATCTACCACCACCATCTTGACCTTTTTCTTTTACATCACCACCATTATTAAAATCGTTTACATAAAAATATCTGTTAGAATCTTCTGTTGGCTGACCTTCGCTGTTCAAATCACCATTGTTGTAAAATATTAAGTACCTACCACCTTTTACACCATCATCACCACCCTCTGGTACACGAGTAACAGATTGTATAAATCCATTTTCAAAAATATCTTGATATATAGTTCTACCATTATCAGGACCGTCAGATTCAATAACGACATCTTCTGTTCCAGGGAAAAAAGAATCAAATGTGTAAAAATCAAAGTTTGATAATTCAATATCAGAATCTGCGTGTCTTTGTTTCCAAATCAAATCATCTTTGAAAAATAAAGCGTTACTACCACCACTACCACCAATCGGTGTAGCTGCTTGAAATCCACTGTTTAATTCACGAGCCGTACTTCTTTTAAATCTTGGTTTACCATTTCCTGGTATTTGAAAAGGATGAGTATTTACTGCATTAGGAAACTCTTCTTCACTTACAGTACCATTAGGTGCTACTGGATATGCTGATGTAAATTCTGGATTTGAGTTCCAATGAGTACCGCTCCAAACCCATTCTTGTTCGGGACTTACTGAACCAACTTTGCTATACTCAGGTCCTACTAAATTTGGACTCCAAGTAAATATAGGATTACTACCACCACCGTCCATCGCTGTAGAATTAGTTATTATCCAAGCACCTTCTCCACCCCAAAATGATGTTGTGTCTCCTACACCTAAATCTATTTCAGGAAGACCATTCAAAACACTTGAAACTAAAATAGAATATTTTGCAGGAGGTTGGTTTTCAATGTTTTGTGCATTAGCACTTGTGTTTGCTACAAACCCCAATGGTGGATCTGTAGGTAAAGGTTCTGATGGTGGTGGTGCTAATGGATCGTAGTAACCGAGTGGAGGATTAGCCGGCACTTCTTCTGTTACTGGAGATGTAGGATATAAAAGTCTAACTGCTACTCCACGACCAGAAAGAGAACCTTTTAAATCAAATGCCACATTTACTATATCTCCTCTACTAACACCATTACTAGTCAATGGTAACATAGTTTGTTCGACACTCTGAAGTCTACTCACCTCATCCGATGGCCATTCGTCTAATACTGTATATGATTCGTTTGTATCAGGAAATTTTAAACAAACACCTCCTGTTACTCCCTCACCTCTAACAAAATGTCCGTGATAACCTATATGTTCAGTTCCTTCAAACTCTGCTCCAAATGTTCTGTAACCAACACTCCAATTGTTAGGTGATATTGCTCTACTATGTAAAGCTGCATCCCAACCATAATTGTCTCCGAATGTTATTTCATTACCATATGAATCCATTTGTGTTAATTCAAAATCAGAGTTTTGTATAACATTTGTTTCTGTTCTATTTGGAACTTCTATTTCGTTTACTTTAAATACTCCAGGTATAGAAACAGTTCCATCTTTCATTTTTTGTGTAAAAAGAAAACCATTTTCATTAGGAGAAACTTTTAGTATGTTTGATTCAAAAGTTGCTGCCCCAACACCTGTCAATGCTTGAAAATTTATACTTTCTTCTATCTCATCTAACCTTACAGCTGTTTGTACATTTACAAAATCCTCTGTATATTTTCCTTTTATGTTTTTAGCTTTTAGCCTTACTTCTGTTCTATCTCCTGATATTACATCTATTTGATATTTTAAATCTTCCACACTCAATTGTTCTACTACATTTGAATCTAACCTAAACTCCTCTTCTGTTCCTGCGTAAACTTTACCATCTGTGTGTATGTAGAAATTAGATGTGTGTAATTCTCCTTCAAATGGAGATTTATTTCTAACCAAAACAGCGCTTTCATCACCTGCTAACTTTCTAAAAAATCTATAGTTAACAGTATATATACCATTTAGAAAACCTAAATCTCTTAAATGATTTCCTATGTAAAAATTTAAGTTTGAATTGTCTTGATTAATACTGAATTTATCAATAGGTAAGTTTGAAAACTCTACTAAGTTTTCTGACTCATCATATATTTCTAAGTAAGCAAAATCATCAGAGCCTTGATTTCCCCAATAACCATTTTCATATGGTTTATCTCCAACCTTTTTAGTTTGGTAGGCGTTTAGTAAAAGTTTGTCTCTTTCGTTTAGTTTACTAGCCATTACAGTTCCTCAAAATCTCTATCTAATACATCATTCAAAGTGTTTTCATCGTCTTTTAACTTATTCACAACTAAAGAGTGAATTGACAAAGTAGAAGGATCTTCTGGCAAATCATTTGTGTATGGGTCTTCAAATAAAAGAACAGTTCCTTCTTGATTTCTAATCAACACATCTGGATTATCAACTGAGCCAGAAAAATTTGCTTGCATTTCAAGCAGAGCTTTATTCTGTAAATATTTTTGCTCGTCTTCATCAATTAGTTTCTGATACCAACTGAGATTTTTTAATTCATCAGGTGTGTAAGGCATTTTATCTCACCACTTTAAAAATAAAATCTTCATCAAAGTATTGTATGGTTTCATCGTTAGTTCCACTTCCACTAACTACTTTAATTTCAAATTTGTAATATCTCTCTGCTTGCAATCCATTCATCCAAAAATTAAAATAGTTTCCTGTAGAATCACAACTTATTAGTGAACCACTGCCAAATGGAACTATAACATCATCTGTCTGACCATCTATAATAGAATAGTAAGCCCCATCATTACCTATCTGCTCTTTACTTCCGCTTGGTAGATATTTTACAGTTAAGTATTCTGATGCTGTATTTGAGTAAGATTTTGTAGGATATCTATTTCTACCCACTATTCTAAACTTTACTTTAGATTTTTCTTTGTATTCAGGTCTTAATCCTCTCATATAAATTTGTAAATCATCATAGTCTGAAGAATCTAATGGTTCTAAAGAACCTGTACTCCATTTAGCGTCAACCCATTGAATCTCTAATTTTGGTGAAAATATAGTATTTGTTTCTCTAGAGAAAAAAGAAAAAGTACCAAGTCTTGTAGTATCCCCCTCAGGAGTATCTGTGGTTAGATTTCCAAAACTACCACTTCTCTTTACAATAAATCCATTATTTGGATAAGTTCCATCTAACCATTTATTTACTACTGGAGTAACATCCATTCTCATATCACTTGTCATATGAAAGAAAGATTGTGAACCATAAACATCCTCAAACCAAGCACCACCAGAAGCTGATACAGCAGATTCACCTGCTGCTAGCCAATAAGTTTTGTCGGTTATTCCATCTCTGTATCTCCAAGTAGCTCCTTCTTCTGTTATTGGATTATCGGCTTTAAATCCTTCACCAGGAACCCAACTACCACTAATCGGATAAGCCCATAACGATTGGCTGTATGAGAGATTGTGTGGATTAGCATCATACATATTTAAAAAGTATTTAGCGTCTGTTGCTATCTGTCCTCTTACTATAGATCTTGATAACTCTGCTAAATCGAATTTGATTAATGCTCTAGAAACCTGTACATTTCCTCCTGACTGATCCATAGTCTTTTCTATTTCTAATATTTCATCAAGTCCCGTATTTCTACTTTGTGAGGCTTGGTATAGTGTTGTATCAAACTCTGGAAAAATAAAGTAATGCATTAGTATGCTCCTCCTGTAGAATCACCAATAACTCTTCCTTCTATGTCTATGTTTGGAAATTTCAATTCAAATATACTTGGGTCTAATGATGGATATACTACACCATTTTTAGTCGCTCCTTTTACATCATAAACATTTCCAGAATAGTTATCTGATTCTAAAAATTTGTTTGTTATTATTATCGGATTTTTATCATCATTATCTTCTTCGGGAGTAACAACAGCCGCAACGCCATCAACTAAAGATATCTGATAGGCTAAGTCTGCTAATACGATTGGTTGTCCTATTTGCCAATTATCAATATCAAAAAAGTCTTTTACAGTTTGTATCGCCCTCAAAACAACTTCGTCTTTATTATATCCTGTTTTTGTTAATAAATTAAACTTAACTCCTATGTTTATCACATAAGCGTCTTTTATATTTACAGCATCCGTAACCATTCTAAATTGAGTTAGGTAAGTTTGAATATTTTCTTTTACGGCTTGATTTAAATTTACTAATTTTTTGTTTGCATTGAATCCCAATGTGTATAAGTTAAGAGCCAATGGATTTATAATTCTATTATCTGAATTTGCTCCTGTTTTGTTATCTAATTGTGTATCTTGCACAATGTAGGCTTTAGCTACATTTCCATACTTTGCTGGTAAAGCATATATTCTAGTTATGTAATCTTCTTTTGTTACTGCTCTAGATTGAGCTTGAAAGTATGCCAATGTGTTATTCTTAACTTCTATAATACTCTCAGCACCTTTTCCTCCTGTAGCAGGTATTGAATTGTTTATAGCTAATGAGTTTCTTGTGCTTGTTATTAGTGACTGAGTTAAGCCAGATGAGTTCAATGTTATTTCGGATGAAAGTACAGACCTCAAAGAGTTTGATGGTATATTATGATTTACTCCACCACCATATCTGTAGACAATTGTTAATTGTGTATTAGCTGGTGCTTGTCCATATGCTTTAGTTGATAAAAAATTAGACGGATCGAAAGCTGTATTTAAGTAAGTTGGTGAACCTGGTAAAGAAGAACCAACCTCATCTGGATTAGGAACTATCTCTTCATCAGGACTATCTGATGTACCAGCACCAAATCTCATTTCTGTTCTACCATCTTCTCTAATAAATGTCGTAAATCTTCTAGCAGTTTTTAGTAGTTTTAAAAGGTAAGGAGCTTGGTCAGCGTAAGTGTAAAGTTGATCGTCATTTTCTTCTTTATTTTCCATATCAGTAAACACTGTATCTTGCGCTAAAAAAGGAACTTCGTACCAACTATTACCATCACTGTCTGTACAACTTATTATCTCCGATATATCTGAATTACCTAAAACAATTCTATCATACTTTTTAGCATTGTTGAATGTAAAAAACTCTGTAGCTATGTTTCCACTTCTAGCTCTAATTGATTTTTTCAATAAGTAAGTTACAGGAACATTATCTGAACTTTCGTATATTTTTATTTCTAAAGGATCGTATGAACTAGAAAACTTAAAGTTACAATCTTCTGTAGTAACAAACTTTACACCATTAGCTGAGTTTAATTCCATTCCCTCTTTTATTACCATAGAGTATCTTAAATCTGGTTCCGTACTATAACCACCACCAGTTCCACTTGATTTTGCAGGAACTGTTTGAAACACATCTACATCTACAGCAGATGGAGTTGATAACTTTGGTTTGTAACCTAAAGACTGAGCCATATTATATACAGTTCTCTTTTCTTCTGCAAATGCTAGTAGGCTTTCTTTGAACTGATTATCAACATAGTAAGATAAAACATCTCCTACATATGAAGCCATTTCTATAAACATCATACCCGGAGATGAATCATTAAAGTCGTTATATTCTTTTGGAAAATACGCTTTAGTAAATTCTATTAGATTGTCTTTAAAAGATGTGAAATCTTTGTTTAAATATCTAACTTCTTTTACAGACTTTTTTGGTTTTGAGTATGGCATTTTTATTCTCCGTTATCCACCTAAATTATTAAAAGGAGAGGCTTCGTAATTTGAAAAGTTAAGTGAAAGACTTTCTTCTGAAGTTTCATCTACATTCAAACTAAATTTAATATTTACATTTAACAAATTTGGATTTCTGTTTGAAAAACTCACATCTAAAGAAGTTATATTTACAAAAGGTAGAAACTCACTAATAGCTGAATTTATTTCTTCTTCTACTGCAGATTCTACATCTCCTTCTTTTTCAAAAAGAATAGATCTTAGGTTTGTACCAAAATTTGGATTTCCAAGTCTTTCCTGCTTTGATGTTAGTAGTAAATGTTTTATATTAGATTTAGTCTGTTCTAAAGCAGTTTTAGTTCTATTGAAAAATCCATCTCTACTAT